CCATTTTAACTGGCAAAGGCAAATAGTTGTTAATGTTTTCCTGATTAGCAGGGTCAGATTGTACACGACTTATAGCGTCGAACATCGGGTCTAACTGGTCATCATGGGCACAATTCGGCGAAAATTGTTCATATTCGCTTATAAAGTCTGATAACCAAGGCTCATCACGCGGAAGCAAAACATTCCCAGACTCAAGAAACGGCGCAGAATCCATTGCGCGAGAATATTTGTCTTTGTTTCGCTGCACTGGCAAGATTGGAATGCCCTCACGCCTCAATGTTTGAATTAGCCCAGTGCCAGATACTTTGTCTTCAACATACATCCCGCGAAGCGTTGTCTTGTGCTTGTTTAAGTGCTTATGCCAAAATGCACGCGCACTAACTAACAAATCAGGCGCTTCCCATTTACCTCTTATCTGGTCTATTAATACAGCCTCACCAGTAATCGAGCGTGCCCAACATTGAAAAACTGAATAATCGTTTTTGGTGTCGGTTTTCTGCGCCGTATCAGCAACGATAAATCTATACTCTAGGCTAGGCAAAACCGTATAATACTTTAGCCATTCAGTCTTTAATACGCCACCACCACGCGGAGCTGGCCTTTGTTGTAACTGTCCGGCGGTAGCGTGAGAACCTAGTGCCTTTTTAAGCTCTGCAACCTTTTCAGCAGAAAAACGCTCAGGGAATAACAACTCACCGTCACTCTTTCTTGGGTCGCCTGAACCAACAAACCACTTACTCCGGCCCTGCTCATACTCCATTGGCAAACAAAGATGCGTATAACCAAGCTCGATTGCCACATCAGAAATATCACCGACAGCCAAGCGCTGCATGATAACAACAATTCCGGAATGCTCGTTATTGACACGAGTTGGCAACGCCTCTCGGAACAATCTAACGTCTGAATCCAGCTTAGTAATACTGTTTGCATCGTCAACAGAGTGCGGATCATCTAATATCACCCTATCGCCACGATACCCTGTAATGCCACTAAAGCTAGATGCTTGCCTAAATCCGGTTCTATCGTTATCAAATTTAGTCTTAGCGTTTTGATCCGATGTCAGCTTAACGTCAAATAAGCTTTGATACCATTCGCTCTGTATAAGTCTTCGGCAGTTTGTGCTATCTCGAATCGCCAAACCTTCATTATGCGACGTTCCTACATATCTTAACGACTGCTTATCTTTTGGCCCCCATTCCCAAGCAGGCCAAATAACACCCGTCAACAAAGACTTCATGCAACCCGGTGGAACATTTACTAGCAGTCTAGTCGTTTCACCATTGCTTACAGCTTCCAAATGCTCACAAATAGCATCTAAAGACCAATTCCATTTAAGAACAGCCTGCGGTTCTAATACTTTCCAAGCCCTTTGTGCAAATTCAGCTAGAGAGCGTTTACACAGCTCTCGCTCAATGTTAATAAGGTCTTGATTACTTAGAAGCATCCCGAGCAGCTAGAATTTGTTTAATGACTTCAGTCGGTAGCTTAGTAACGTCTAAGGTTGACATACTGCCATCACTAGACTTGTGGTCTGTCTCTACCTTGTCAGAGTAGCCATGCTTACTTAGTAATAGCTTGGTAATAGCCGAATTAAACGTGCCATCTAGCCCTCTATCAGATAATTCCATCTCCTGCATCGTGTCAATTCCCTTAACGATGCCGGAAAACTCCTCATATTCCTTCGCCCATTCCTGAACTGTATCTCTATTAACGCCCAAAAAACAAGCAAGACCAGCGCGAGATGGTACAACATTCCCAACAGTACGCCATGCGCCCATTAAGTATTCTTGCGCCTTTGGTAAGCATTCACCGTATTTGCTAGGCCGCCCAATTGGGTTTTTTGGTTTATTTTCCATATCATCATTTTATCATAAGTGTCAATGTCTTATATATACCACAATAAAAAATAATTCGCATGATATTAAAATAATTCTTGCATTACGTCCGAATGTCTGTATAATTTACTACATGGATGCAGCACTTAATTAAACAAAACGAGGAAATAAACATGAACACATACATCACAGACACTTTAGGAAATACTTACGCAGTACGCGCTACACGCAAACAAGTATCGGCAATGCCCCAAATAAAAATTGGCTTAATGAAAATTATTAAAGCAACAGCAAAATTACGCAGTGATGCAAAGTTAAATATCACCGTAAAAAATTTAGTTATTCGTGAAGGTAAACTGACCTACCTTTAATCATTAAATTAAAGAGGATAACATCATGGAATACATCACACTAAAATATGCACTCTCTGACGCAAAAATAGCTCAAGGGCTTACAGTAGAAAACCAATATAAAGCCCGTCTCGCTTATTTGCGCGACAAAAAAACAACTTGGATTACTGGCGCTGAATTAGAATTGCGCCGTGATATTGACCAATTCTTGGCAGACCAAAATGCGAAACAGAAAAGAACAGCCAGCGTATAAACTTGGTTTGCAATACCTAGAACAAAACGAGGGCATGACTGCATTACAGCTTACTGAAGCACTTGGAATCGCCAGCCGTAACGTGTACCACTACATCAAATTATGGCGAGAGGATGGGCTTATTAAGATTGTGGGCTGGGAGCAAAGAAAACAAGGCCATTCTGCTATATACGGATTCGGCAAGCGTGACGTAAACAAACCAAAGCCGAAAACTGATGCTGAAAACTCTGCTACTTATCGCAAAAAGTTTGGCGTGTTGTTAAAGATAAAGAAGCGTATAGCTTATAAAAATAAGACTATTTAATATAAGTATATACTTACTCTGAGGGAACTGGGTTAATGATTCGGGCAATACTCGCCTAAACCTTAATTAAAAGGTTTAGATATTGCCCTTAAGTTTACTCGTCGGTCACTTGGGAAACTTATCGGGAACGCACCATTATTAGATTATGCGCCTTGCAGGATTACTCGACTAATATCGACCCTTCTACCCGTTCCTGCACGCCCTTTTGGGCCACTCTTTTGGGTTTGACTTGGGAAGGCTCCCCCGTTGTCTCTCAACACAGTTACGGCGGCTTTTAATGCGGTCTACCTGTGTCCAGTCAATATGCGCTCAATTCTGAGTTTGATTTAATGGCTAGCAAACTTTGGTCTAGCCTCGCAAATAAAAAAAGCCATTTAGACTTAGCTTTCGGAGCCACACACACCGCCCGCGTAAACGGGAAAAAGCCAAGTCTAAATGACTCGTTTTTGTCTAATGTGTGTGGCATTTGACACCCACACATTAGCACATCAATTGCAAAAATACAACAGTTATTTAGTGAAAATTAGACCTTACCGATACTGTCATACGTTTTTGCATTTCTTCTAACATGTTCAAAGTATCCTCGACAAATTCAACGCCGTAGCGATCACTCATAAACTCAGGGAACGTACCCGCTCGATAATTGCAATAGTCTTGGCACATTAGCTCTAATTGTTCGATTAAATACGCATAGTCATTGCTATTAAGCCTGTTTATGTCTAAGTATTCTGCCATAGTTGTATAAAAGTTATCCTAAGTTAGTGAAAAAAGCTAATTTATTGTAATTCGTTTTGAATCTTGTAAAACTCTCTACGCACATCTTTAATCTCAGACAACGCCCTATTGATACAATGAATCTGCTGACCAATTAAAATGTACTCGGCAAAAGCCCTTGGTTCATTTTTTTGCCTGAATTGCCCTACTTTATATTTATATTTGGTTTTAAGGTTTTTGTGCTGCGCCTTGGTTTCAATACCTAAAACCTTTTTTAATAGTTGATTTTTTCTCATCAATCTATTTTGAATGTTTACTAACTCGGTAAAAGTAAGGTCAAATGACTGGCTATCACAGTTTTTTTGTGATGAAACCATAGAAGCCAATTTGTTTATAGGCTTACTAAGAAATAAATTAGTAAGGTTTGTTATTTTCATATAGAAACCAAATCTTTTAGACGTTGAATTAAACTTCTACGCTTAACCCATCCCTGAAAATCTTTACCACAAGCAGTTGGAAATTGCCTTTCTGTTGTCAAATAAAAACCACTTAACATGCACCTGTTAAAACTTCTATGCTCACATGTAGAGCATGATTTTGGCGTATTTATTTTATCCATTGCTTACACCTCAATTTTTAATTATTAAACTGGCCCGTCTTGCATGAATCGAACATGCCTAAGTCGCTTTAGAAGAGCGATACCTAATCCACTAGGCTAAAGACGGTTAAAACTGGCGCATGCGGCAGGAATCAAACCTACTTTATTAAGTATTGCTAGACAATTCTAGACTTAATAAACCATCAAGTACGCACGCATAAAACTGGCAGGGCAAAATGGAATCGAACCATTACGCTAAAATGTACAGTCCTCACCTTTCGGTTATCGTGACTTTTAGCGGCTTACCAAAGCGCCCTAAAAAACGGTTGTTGGTGGCCGGTGCTGATCTCCGGCATTCATTTCCGTTTACCCACAACGCTTAAGGCTTCGACTCCGCTTTCGCTTGCCGTTCGACCGGCTAGGATCATGGCGCTATTACCGTCTTACGCCCGCGCATCAGTCCATATCCACCGCAAGGGTGGCTTGCGCATTCACCAACAACGATGATTGCTAGTCGCTACTCTAGCTGTCGGCGTTCCTGCTGGTATGACCAGCCCTCTAATCATCGTTTTTGACCCCAGCCTTTAGCGTCGCTGGGATGGACGAGTTATGCTTTCGCTTTATGGCGACTTATGTTTAAGCGCCATCAGCAATAAACCAACAGCTCTAAAAACTAACTCTCTCCCTTCCTTCCTTTCGGGCGTCGCCTCGGCCTTAGACCTCGCTAGTTTTTAGAATTTTTGGCCCCCGTACTTTCCGGGGTGTCATGTTGATATGCCAATCGCTAGCTGGGTGCTTCCCACTAGCAGGAGATGGCCGTTGTCTTAGCCGTAAGTGCCTCTCACTTACGACATAGCCACAGCGTCCTGTGGCGATACCACTTTACACCAACACGGCTGCGGATTTCACCCTTATGTGGGCCGCTTTGTAGTAGCTAGGCTGATGACCCCACTTAAGCCACTCCTACTAAAATGGCAGGTAGTCACAAATCCGCATACGTGTTGGCCCTGACTCTTACCCGGTCAGGTTAGGCGGCTACTCGCTGCCTCTTGGTGCGCTATTCGACCGCGTTGTCGCAATCCTTCCCAAGCATCCGCTTTCGCCTTGGCTTTGCTTACATCTGGAACGCAGCCAATTTGTCAGTTGCCGTTCATTTTGAGGGCTTATTCACAGAAATGAAAATAAGCAACTGACAGGGAGAATCATAGCAAAAAATCGCACATTGCAAAGTTGTATTTGTACCACGTTGTATTTGTGCAAATAGCTAAATTATTGTTGTTAGTGCATCCGGTTGTATGTAATATGCGTATATCAACAACGCAACGAGGTGACGAAATGACAAAGTGCATAACCGAAGCAACAATTCAAGAATTGCAGCAAGTTATTGGCGCAACTGCTCACAATATATCTGTTTACAGCGTATTAGGTACAAAAAAACAGGTAAAAAAAGAAAAAGAACTTCACGACATGGCATGGAAACGCTTAAAAGAATTAAGCCCAACTCAAGAAAACATAAACGAAGACCAATTACTAGCAGAACTATTTAGTTAAATAGAGGAGAAGTAATGCAATATGATGATTTCTTAGCAACAAAAGTAAAGCTAGCTAATTTTAGCGGTTTTACTTTGCAGGCCGAAGATATACACCCAATTTTGTACCCGCACCAGCGCGATATTGTTCGCTGGGCTGTCGAGGGTGGCAATCGAGCCATTTTTGCAAAGTTTGGACTAGGAAAGTCCATTATGCAATGCGAATGGCAGCGCCAAATTGTAAATCAAATTGACGGTAATGCTCTTATTGTTTGCCCTTTGGGTGTACGTCAAGAGTTAATCCGCGATGCGGCTATGCTTGGCATGAATGTTAAATTCATTCGGTCAAAAAGTGAGATAGATTCTAATCATAATTTTTACATGACAAATTATGAAACTATCCGCGATGGTAAGCTATCTCCAGATTTGTTCAAAGCTGTCAGCCTTGATGAAGCAAGCGTATTGCGAAGCTATGGCAGCAAAACATATCAAGAGTTCTTGCCGCTATTTGACAAAGTAAAATATAAGCTAGTCAATACAGCAACACCAAGCCCTAACCGATTCAAGGAGCTAATTCATTACGCTGGATTCTTGGGCGTTATGGACACAGGCCAAGCCCTTACTCGATTTTTTCAGCGCGATAGCACTCAAGCAAATAACTTAACTCTTTACCCACACAAAGAAGAAGAGTTTTGGCTGTGGGTTTCTAGTTGGGCCGCGTTTATTCAAAAGCCAAGCGACTTAGGCTACAGCGATGAT